GGCTGATAAAAGCATATTTTCAAGATTAAAAAAATTATTTTCTACTGATGTAGTAATTAGAAATGTTGGGGGAAACCAAATAAAAGTAATTGATAGTGGCAAAATCCAAGCTACTGGTGAATTAGAAACTAATTCATTAATGGATAGATATAATAGAATTTTTTCTACTACTCCTACTTCACTTTATGGAGCACAATTTAACATAAACTACCAATATCTAAGACCTTATATGTACTCAGAATATGATGTTATGGACCAGGATGCTATTATAGCTTCTGCTCTTGATATATTAGCTGATGAGTCTACACTTAAGAATGATATGGGTGAAGTTTTACAAATTAGAAGTGCTAATGAAGATATTCAAAAAATATTATACAACTTATTTTATGATGTTTTGAATATTGAATTTAATCTTTGGATGTGGATACGTCAAATGTGTAAGTATGGGGATTTTTTCTTAAAATTAGAAATTGCTGAAAAATTTGGTGTTTATAATGTTATACCTTACACAGCTTATCATATTGAAAGACAAGAAGGATTCAATCCCGATAATATGTCAGAGATTAGATATAGGTTTATAGCTGATGGGTTAGATAATATAAGTTCAGGAATGTATCCTGTTGGGGGAGCAGCTGGAACTTCTAATTTACAAAATGAAACTGGAGTATTTTTTGATAATTATGAAATGGCTCATTTTAGGTTAATTTCAGATGTTAATTATTTACCTTATGGTAGAGCATATATTGAACCAGCTCGTAGGTTATATAAACAATATGTACTAATGGAAGATGCAATGTTAATTCATAGAATCGCTCGTGCTCCCGAAAAACGTATTTTTTATATGAATGTTGGATCTATTCCTCCAAATGAAATAGATGCATTTATGCAAAAAAACTATTGGTAATTTAAAACGTACACCATTCCAAGATAATAAAACTGGTGATTATAATCTAAAATATAATATGCAAAACATGATGGAGGATTTTTATATCCCTGTTCGTGGAAATGATCAAACAACTAAAATAGAAACAACACCAGGATTACAATATGATGGAATTCAGGATGTTGAATATTTAAGAGAAAAATTATTTGCTGCTTTAAAAATCCCAAAAGCATTTTTAGGATATGAAGAAGATATAGAAGGTAAAGCAACATTAGCAGCACAGGATATTAGATTTGCTCGTACAATTGAACGTTTACAACGTATTGTATTATCAGAATTAAATAAAATTGCTTTAGTTCATTTATATACTCAAGGATACACTGATGAAACATTAACTAATTTTACTTTAGAAATGTCTAGTCCATCTATTGTATTAGAACAAGAAAAAGTAGAATTATTAAAATCTAAATCTGAACTAGCTGAACAATTATTAACTCAAGGATTAGTTCCATCTGATTGGATTTATGATAATGTATATCAATTTAGTGAAGATCAATATGATGAATATAGAGATTTAGTAAGAGAAGATGCTAAACGTAAATTTAGAATTGCACAAATAGAAGCAGAAGGTAATGATCCCGTAGAAACAGGTAAATCATATGGTACTCCTCATGATTTAGCTTCATTATATGGTAAAGGTAGGATGTATACTGACCCAGGAAATGTACCTGAACCTGAAAAATATGCTGGTGATAATCCTAAATTAGGAAGACCACAAGATACTAATTTAAAACGTAATACACAAAAAGATAATTTTGGTAAAGATAGATTAGGAGTTAAACGAATGAAGGATACTGATAAAAATGATTCAAATTCTATAAAAACTAATTATAAAGGAGGTAGCCCATTAGCTTTAGAAGCAACTAAATCTGCTCATTTAAAAAACTTAGGATTTTTAAAAAGTTTAAACAAGAAAAAACTAATATTCGAAGAAGATAAAGATAATACTTCATTATTAGATGAAAAACAATTAAAGAAGTAAATATCTTTTAATATTTATAAATAAATATATTTTTTGATGAAAATAAAACACTCAAAGTACAAAAATACAGGCATACTATTTGAACTGTTAGTACGTCAAATTACCGCTGATACACTAAAAGGTGGCAATTCACCAGCTATAGATATATTAAAAGAATATTTTATTAATACTAGTTTAGGTAGAGAATATAAAATATATGAATCTGTACTTAAATCAAAAGTGTTAACTGAAAGTAGAGCTACTTTAGTTATTAATACTATATTAGAAGCATCTACTAGATTTAATAGAAAATCTGTAAAAAAGCAAAAATACAATTTAATTAATGAAATAAAAAAACATTATAATTTGGAATCGTTTTTTGGTTCTAAGATATCTAATTACAAAGAGATAGCTGCTGTATACACTTTAATTGAAAGTTTTCATAGTGAAAAATTAAATTTAGATCAAATTACTGATAGTAAAATTATCATATTAGAACATTTAACTAAAAAAGAAATATCTAAAGATACAAAACAAACAGTACTTGAAGAATTTTCTACTTATGATAAAGAT